GTCGGACCATTCCACACTTCCAACAATGCCATATCTGCTGTGCCACGGGCTGTGGCAAAGCCAAAGATGTGTTCGTTGTCCTGTGGCTGTATAGCCTTAATTCCGAATGCTGCCATTTTTTACCGTCCGATCATGTAAACGATGTCGTCGCCCGCGTTATCGCAGATGATATATAGTTCGTCTAAGTTGCCTACAGGTATCCACCCCGTCTCTTCTTTGGCGTCCAACTCCCAGCCCGAGGTAGTGTCTGTGGTACCATCTACCACAGTGACTCCTGCAAAGCCGACATAGACGTTTCCAGAGTTATTTGCCACCGCTTTGATGTTTACACACTTAGCAGTTATGTCTGGTAGCTGCGTAGCAGAGGTGGCTCCAGCCCTCTCTCCTGTTGCGACTACCCTAACGTATTGAGTTGCGTTCATTCCCAGCATAATTTGTTCCTATGTGAAGTAGTGAGTGCCAATAGTTGGCTTCGGTCTAAGTTTCCTTTGCGTCCTACTGCGTCGAGACCGCCTAAACGCTCTCCTTTCGCAGGTTTGGACTTTATTTCTGATCTTGGCTTCCATCTCTGGTCCCCCAGGTAGCCAACTATCTTCCATCGCCCGCTCTGCGGCGTATGCCACAATCAAAGGCCTGTCTTCCGTTGGGAAGTCCACCGTGTCTGACGACAACGTGGGAAGCCTGTAATGGTAGTCATAGATCAGGCTGGTAGGCGGGTTTGCACCTCTGGCTATCCATAGATTCGTTCCTTGGAGCCAGTAACGGTCTCCCCTGACCCTGAACCTATCCCTAAAGTCTATCAAATGACCCCAGCGTGTGCCGTCCGCCTCACGAAGAGCACTAGTCATATTGTCTCCCGCTAGGCGGAAGAAGTCGCTCTCGAGGGGCTTATACCGTCCGCCGTCCGCTGCTTCTGTCCCACTCCACGAAGTTATTGCTGTCGCTTGCTTTACCCACCTGTCCGACAAGCCGCAGTCCATCAGATAGTCCTGAGCATCGTTTGCCCCGTACTGGAGGAATTGATTCACGGCCTCCAACGAGGAGTCATCGTGCTCTATGAGGCTGTCATCGTCTGATGCTGTGTCTGTTAGCCTATAAAAAGCTCGTTGCATACTTGCCAAATTAGTGAGTACGGCCATTACACCTTCGCCTTGCTCTTAGATTTAGATTTTGGTTTTACTTTCTCTGCCTTTCCTTCAGCTACGAAATCAGCGATCTCAGCGGCTGACAAGCCTCTGTCTTCCGCTACCGCAAAAAACTCATCCTGTAATTTGTCAACACGGGCTCTTTTCGCCCTTGCCTCGACTTCAGCCTTATTCTCTCTGAAGTGGTAGTTCCTCATGTTATGGCCAGTCCTTAACTCGTCGTACACATACGTTTCAGTGACTTGCTCAGGTTTGAGTTGGTACACGGGAACTGTCGGCACACCCATTTGGTTTACTTTCCACACCTGCTCACCGTTCTTATCCAGCACAGGCTCTCGCACCTCTTTCGTATAGGTGCGTTGAATGATCGGGCGGCCATCTGTGTGTGTATCCACGATCTCCTCGTTTCCATCAAGTACTGTTCTCGGCTGTAAGCCACGGATGCTATTCAGTCTCTGTCTCATTGTTCCTTCTCCTGTGTCGGCCCCTTATCTGGGGGGGACTCGTTAAAACTTATTCCTACTGGTAAGATGGGTTCGTCCAAAACTCGTTTCTGAACGTCCCTTGCTACTGCCATTGCTTCGTCTCGCATGGCGTTTTTCAACTTTTCTCTGATGTTTCGCTGTGTCTCTACCTGCCAGGTCATGGCGTCTTGTATCGAGCTAAACCTGCCCTGACCGCTCCACATATCTCCCTTCTCGAGCATTTCGACTAACCCGCTTACACCTAGTTCGTCGAGTTCATGCCCCACATACAGGCCTGTTTGCTCGTCAAAGTAAGTGATCTCGACCGTCTCAATGGGCTCTTCCTCTACTTCTCCTGCTTGGTAAGCTCGCAACGCTGGATCATCAGGCCTGAGTGTGATTCGTACTTGCCACTGACAGACAGGCTCTGGAATCCACACGATATTCGCGTGTCTACCGCTCTTCCTAAAATGCAGTTCTACTGCATCTTGAAACTCTAGGGGAGCACGGCGTTTTTGCCGTACTCCACCCATCGTTGATACCAATCCCATTACGGCGTTCCCACCGCACTGAACGACAACTGGTTGTCGGCCAACAGGGCCTTACCAGCCGCTCCAACATACTGATCGTTGTAGTAGTTGGTGTCCTGTGAGACCTGGCCACCAGACCCACCTTGCAGTGCATCTGTACCCGCAACCCAGTCTTGCCCTGAAGCCGCTTGCACTGTGACATAGCCACAGGTAACGGTTCCAGTAGCGGTTACGTCAGCCAAATTAGCCTTAGCTAAAGCCTCGGTAGAGGCCTCGGCACCCCAGTTCACATAAGCAGTTGTCCCATCAATGTTGATCGATAGGAGTCCAGCCGCCCAGTAAGCGTTGGTTGTTATCACATTACCCGTACCAGTATCAAATGCCTGATCGGTAGCTACCGTTTTCTGAATACCGCCTGCTTCAATCTCAAAAGCATCTCCGTTTTGGATATCGAAGTTGCTCCTGATCTCAAAGTTAGGCGGCGTCACACACCGTGTCTTTAATGCGGTGCTCAGGTCATTAACCTGGTTTGCAATCTTTCGCACTGTGTCATACAGTGCTCCTTGCATCTTTACTGTTGCCATCTTTTTATCCTCTCACCCCCGCCTTCAGGGGCAGTCTAAAGCAGTGAGAAGTCTTGGACACGGTGTCCAAACTTTTTTCACTCATTTTACTGCTGACTGAAACGCGAGAGCCCCGAAAGGAGGGAACAAGGCCCCCGCGTCCCAATCATACACTAGTCCCTAACTATTAATAGTCAGGCGTCGGGCTGAAGTCAGCCGCCGTTACGTTAGCAAGACTAATGCCTGTCAGTGCGGCGTGCCTGTTACGCCTATCACTAAACGACTGCATATAACTCTTGACGTACCACTCTTTACCGTCAAAGTCAGCTAGTCTTGAGAACTGGCTTCCGTCTTCGGCAAAGTAGTCGGCCTCACCGTCGAGATCGACAGTAAAGAGGTCTTCTACGGAGAGTGTGTACAACACGTCATGCAACTGCCAATCGTCTTCAATGAAGTCCATATTAGCAATTCTAACGGCCTGATAGCCGCCTTCAAACGTGCGTCCAAGCTGAGTCTGCTGTTGGAATCCGACCAAGGTTCTGGCCAATTCAGCAACAACCGCACCCTGGGCTACACAAACGTGTGTGCTCGGCCCAACTGGCGAGGTGCTCTTCGCTCTCAGCTTGCGGAAATGCTCTGTCACTTCGATGTGATCGAAGCTAGACGAAGCTTTTCTGTAAGGCTTCCACCTTGGGTAAGTACCCTCGGCAATGTTAAACACCGTGCTCGCACTTGCATCTGGGTCTACGATGTTCATTAGACCGTTAGGTGCATTAGTGTACTCTGACGTGAAGTAGTCAGTTGCGATGTTTGGTGTAGTAGCCATAACGATTAGGTCATTGGCGGCCACGTCATTTCCTGGCTCCCAAGTCGCCGCAGTCGTTACGGTTACCGTGTTTGTAGAATAGGTGATGGCGGTAATAGTGCCTGCACCTGCGACGTTGTTACTGTCGTTTACGTCTACCCATCCAATAATCATACCAACCTCTAAGTGCATCAGAGGAGGTGTGGACGCGTGTCCGTAACCGTCTTTGACAACAAAGACTGTCGAGCTTGTGCGTGAAGATACCTTACACAGTGTTCCTGTGGAGGTTCCTACAGCATGACGGATCTGGGCTCTTCCGAAAGCATCCCACATCTGGTCGAACATCCGACCGAGGAGATCCCCGAAAGCACCTGGACCCTTCTGTGCTCTTTTTTCAATAAAGTTGTCTATAGCCCTACGGACGTAGAGCCTTGCTGGTGTTGTTTGTCCTTCCACCGCATCAACGTATTGATGATCGGGAAGGTTACCATCTGTACCCTGTGCACCGCCTGCATAAGTCAGGTCGGCTGAGAAGACTAGCTTCTCGCCGTCGATGCGATAATCGCCTGCTCCAGCCTCTTGGAAAAGCTGGCTGGTAGGTGACCATGCGGACACGTTTGGCTTGACTTCACCAGCATAAATCTCATGCACCAATCCCGTAAGATCGGTGATGGCCTCAAGTCCTGAGACCTGTGATCCTAATGCCATAAGTCAATACCCTTTATCATTGAGCGTTTTGACCCCATGTCCGTACACGGGACCTTCGTGCTCGTTTCTGTTGGCCTGGAGACATAAATTTCAGCGACTCGTTTTCGTTGGAAGTGCCTCTATCTCTCACTCCCGCGGTTGAAGTGCTGGCTACGCTCTTTGGCCTCGTACTATGACGATTAGCTGCTTCTTGGAGACGTTGCTCCTCAGCAGCCCTCGCTTCCTCTGTAGCTTTTGCCTTCGCTTGCTCGGCTATGCGGCTGTTCTCCGTGGCTTTTCGTATATCAGTCTCTGCACGCACCCTTTCGTTGCTGTTATAAACTGCATCTGCATACTTATACCAGCCGTTGGGGGTGGGCGTGGCGTTCTGTGCTTGGCACAGTGCACCGTAACCTGATAACGCTTGCCTGACTTCCGTCTCTGACCATAGTGGATACTGAGGCTTGACGTCATTTGTCGGGTTTCCGACCATCGCGTCATTAATCGCGTCTGTAGCAAATTTAGCAGCTTTGTTTGAAGCTACCTGCTGGCTATGCGTTTCACGGGCCTCTTGTACCTTCTGGTCCAATCCTTCAGTCTGAAGATTCGCCATAATGCCATTGCGGTAATTTTCAGCATCAGCTTCTCCGTAGGTATTCAGGATGTCTTGGTAAGCTTGCTCCTGCTCTTTAGTAAGCAGTCCTCCTGAGCTTGCTCGTTCTTTCCAGTATTCTTCACTAGCACGGGACTCTAAGAGTTGGGCGTTAGCGTCATGCAACTGGGTTGTCATAGCATCTAATTCTGACCTACGAGTATGGCTATTTAGGAGTGCCCGAACATCTCTTTCGTCTTCGGGCGACACCTCAAAAGCCTCGCGGCCCCTTTGTCGCAGAGGGTGATCGTCTGCAACGGGGACTGTCACAGTACCTACAGGGGTAGTGGCCTGTTCGGTTTCTGCGGCCCCTTCCTCTACCGCCTCAGAAGCACTAGCGGTTTCGGTCTCGGGGACTTCTTCTGAAGCGTCTGACGCCGAGCTTTCGGGCGGCGTTTCTTCTGACGCTTCTTCGGTTTCTTCTTGTTTCATAAATTGCCCGCCCTTGGGCGATCCTTTCGGTTGCCTCAAGCGGTCAGTAGCTGTCGTTGTGTCTGTTTCCTCGGAACCTTGCTCCGCCATTACTTCGTTAAACTTTTCAGCTAGACGCTGGCGTGCACCCATCTTGATGTCGCTGACAGTCTTGGTCTCTGGTGTAGCCTGCTCAGATGCCTGACTTGTATCAACAGATTCCGTCGATTCTACAGGGACCTGCGGGGCCTCTACGGCGACGCTTGTCTCACTCATAATCGTATCTCCACTTTATGCCGCACCCTGCTGGGCTGCGGTAGTTAGTCCTCGCACCTCTTTAGGCGAGGTTGTCATTGCTTCAGACGTAACAGTGCCTCCGACAGGAGAGGGACCTTGCCCTTGAGCCTCCTCTGCCTCGGTCGCAGTAGAGCCTCCTTCTTCTGCTGCCGCTTCAGCGGCCGCCTCTTGCTTACCACTAAGCCATCGGAAGAATTGGTCCTGTCGTAACATCGCTACGCGTCTCACAATCGAATCTTCACTTTCGTCCTGCGTTATGGTAGACAACGCCTCAAGGTTCGCCTCTATGTCGTCGTCCATCATCATCGGATATTCTTTGTCTATAAACTGCCATACCATTGTGGCTGCTTGCAGTACCATTGGATCGCTCATGCTGTTAACCTGTGCTGGGTCAAGCTGATACGTCTTTCTTAGCTCTGCTGTTGCTTCTCTCATACCCTGATTAATCACCTTGGCCCTACGCTCCCGCATCTCTTCAGGATCTAGCTCATCTGGCCACAGACTTCTGTCAGGGAATTGCTTCTTAAACTGTTTCGTTGAAATCGCCCTTTCGCCTGTTAGCGGGTCATACATATTCCACAACTGCATTAGCTGCTGTGCTTTAGTCTCTTGGGTAGCACCAAATCCCGAAGTTAGTCGGTACATCGGTGGCTGCTCCGACAGTTGACCCCTGTCTATGTAAGGCTTGAGCAGGTGTGATATCTCGTCTCCAGCAACGTCGATCATCCACGGCACGTCACCGTATTCTTTCATTAGTCTCCAGCAGACGCCCATAAACTGCTCTGCTGCTCTCTTGAACGATTGGTCGGTCGGCCCGTGAATCGTGTCGTCTGCTCGAGCGAGTGCTACCACCTTAGCGGCGGCATCTCCTGACCTGGATTCTCCCCTGGAGGCGGCCTGCCAGCCACCCTTCCTAAACAACCCTTCTTCCAGTCTTCGTATCTTATTCTCTAGTAGAGGTATGTGCCTATATGGAAGCTCTAGGTAGCTGGGTATAAACTGCGAGCCTGGGTCGATCTCGATCTCCCCGTCGTCCAGGTACGCGGCACTGTCATCTGCGATCACACCTGACGTAATTAAGGGGGCCCTCACGCTCCTCCTGACAAACTCGTTAACCAGTGTTTCTAGTTGGTTTAGCTGTACTTGGTCCTCGTCAAGGTCTGCGACAAAGGGTTTACCCATAACGTCGTCAAACCTGTTGGTCGCGTAGACCTGCACGCAACTAAATACTCCACCAGGGAGTGGGCCATCATGCAACAACACTGCGTTGCCATACGAATGACCTCCACCGCCAGAAGCATCTGCTGAGTCTGTGGAGGCACTTCCGTTCAAGGCTATGATTGACAGTCTCCCCAGTGGGTGGTTTATGTCCACACCTGGAGCTATTTCTCTATATACCAAGGCTATTAATTCTTCGCCGTCTTGTCCGTCCATCTGTGCTGCTGTGCCATGCACAGAGCTTCCTGCTTGTAGCCATTTGCGTACCGTGCGTTGGAAGCGACTGGCGGAGTTCAGCTTCGTTGAACCTTCTAAATTAGGTATGTGTGGGAAGGCTTGTCTGACTCCGTGAGCACCTACAACTCTTCCATACGACAATCGCTCTACTTGACCTCGCTTACTTCCAGTTGCATAAACAGTATCGAATGGGTCTCCCACAAAGCAGTCAATCGTACCTCTTTGTGGCCCCTGCATACCTAATGCGTGTACTGGCTGGTATGCATCGAATCGCGGGTCATCTCTCCAGAATGCGTGTATCGGACAATGTCCGTAAGCTGCCGCCATATACATAGCTTCAGCGAACAGGCTATTTAGGTTGGTCAGCGACGCCATGTAGTTCGCAAACGCCTGGTCAATCGCTGCTGACTCTCGTGCCTCCCTATCGGGCCTAGCGTCTACCACGAACCTAAACGGCAGTGTACTGTGATACGCTACCATATTATCTACAAGCGGTCGCAATAAGTTGTTTTGTGCACGGGGAATGCCCGAAAGATTGTGCGGTATCTGGATGCGTTCACCATTATAGATGTCAGCCCATTGATTATCGCCTTCCCCGTCGATATGTATTAGATACTTTTCAGCGGTCAGGTCGTGAAACCGTTTCCGCTCTAGTCCGTTTTTGTGGAAATCAGCGATTTCCTGTGCGAGCTTCTGTGGATTGATCGCTCCCATATCAGCATGATTATCTTGCTGGCTAGGAACACCTTCGCCACCGTGATGCCCGCTGGACGTAATTGTGGTATTTATTATGGATTCCATAGCTATTAAGATACATTACTTATGTATATTTCCGTTAGTCAGTGCTTTCCCTGCTAGGGAAACCCCTTACAACGTGGTAGTACAGTTCAATTATTGCGGCTCTAGGCCTCTTGCTGGACGGATATCGCTGGAGAATGCGGTTGACGTAGCTTTCTACGGTCCGTTCTGAGATGTCAACGTGGCTCCCTACCTCGCCATACGTCATGCCGTCCTCCCCTATCAACATCACCACCTGCCACTCTCTCGGAGATAGATGAATTTTAGCCAAGGCTGGCCTCCAATTCTGCTTGTATCTCGCTCCATTTTTTGTTCTCACGTTGATGGGCGATCCTTGCTTGGTTGCGTAACGACTGTCTAGTCGTTTCGCTTGAAAATTTGTCGATGACATATGCCAGGTCAGGCGGTATCGGCTCTGGGGGTGCCTTTTTTTCTGCGGGCAACTCTGTCATGCCCTTGTCTTTGCGGTCTATTCTCCGTACATGATCCTCCCAACTGTCGTTCTTTGCCCTCAGTCGGTCGCGTTCCTCGACTAGGAGGTTATAAGCCAGCCTGCTCACCCACGGCCACATCATGGTTTCATCTCCACGTCCTCATACTCGGCTTCTATCCACACCTTGGCACCGCATGACAACGGTTTGTCTGGCGAATACACCACTTTTGATGGGCCGTCTATGGTGACATACGTTGCATATTCGTTACTCTTGTACGTTTTAACCGTAATAACGGGCTCTCGCTCTCCCGTTTTAGCATTTTTCCTGATCTTATGTTGATTAACGTGTATTTTTGCCTTCATCTGGACAGCACCGCATCGAGTTGGGACTGCAATACAGCCATATCAAGCTCTAGCTTGGTGACCCTTGCCTCCAACTCGTCCAAACGCCTGGTGAGCAGGCCTGATACTCCGATGTACTTGGAGCTTCTATTGCTCAGGTCCTGTAATTCCACCTGATTCGCCTGGATACTGTCCTGAATATCGGAGAATTTTGCCGATGTCACCCATGTAGCCGTCAACACAGCCAGGGCAAAGCCTATGGTAATGGTGGGTAGGTTGCTACTCTTGCTCAGTCCATCAGTCATTTTCAATAGTCTCTCCCTTGGACATACGGTCCAGTACCTCTTTGTTCTCTTGGTCCCACCTGCGGGCATAGATAAAACGCTCAAAGGCCCTGTAACGTGCCTTGCACCAGCCTTTGAAGTTCAGCCAGTGGTAGTAGGCCTTTTCCCAGGGCTTCATTTTTTTATAGAACACATACTCCTCTAGGAACTGGATGCGTGGGTCTACCATCAACGTGTGGTATCTGTCCAAGACGACTTTTACGTCATTTACAGTGGTCAATTTTTTTTCGTAGGCTACTTCCCTAGCTAACCTACGTTTGGTGCCTCGGCTCTGCTTCTCTGATTTGCTCAAAATGGATACCTCTGAATTTTTTGTTGTTGTTCGGCGATACGCTCAAGTATTTCCTCGAGTCCTGTATCACGGTTTCGTTTGGGTTGGTCCTCTGGGGCTTCGTATCTAGCACCTTTCCACCACGACATGACTAAGTACCTAAGTCCCGCTATGGCATCTGCTCCATCTGCCGTATCGTCATCGGGGTCCTGGACCTGGGCCTTGCCATCTCGCTTTTCTGGGTATCTCCATTGGCGGATTTCCCACATCAGCCTGGAGCCTGTCATCTGCTTGCCTTGGCTCGCTACTGAGGCACCTTTGTACCACGTCATTCCTCTGCCCATTCCTCGATTGAACAGCAACGCCCTTCTGCCCAACAGATCCTGCAACCTCTCGACACAAGCACGTCTATATGGCTTGCTCTCTCCAGAGGTCTTGGACACAGCCCTGACCCTGTACCTGGACTCTAGGTTTCGGAGTGCTTGGTTGATCTCTAGGATGTCTTGAGGGTTAGCGGAGTCACCCCATATCGGGGTTGTACTTGGAGCATCGTACTTGGTCAGTAGGGCGTCTATGGACTTGGCCCTGGCGGTCAGGGTTTCTTGCTGACTGAATAGCTCGTCTATGACGTGGAGCCTCTTGGCCCTATCTGCCGTTGCCAGTATGAAGGAGAACCTCCAGGCACCGAAATCTATGCCTCCGAACATAGGCCAATTCTGGTCCTTCATGGCTGTTGGATCGAAGGTCTCCATATGGTCACTATCGACGAAGGCTAATGTGACTCCAGTAGCCTGCTTGGGACTGATGCCTCTGACCCTACTTTCATACATCGAAGGGATGTGGGCATAAAGCTCTTTCCGCCTCTCGATAGCAGAGACACTCACGGCACCTGGGACTACCGACGAATCACCCGCTACCACGTTGGGATGATCCAGTGCGGAGACCCTCACATGGGTCACGTTTGGGGATAGGCAAAACTGGTGCAATTCGTCCTCTTCATAGTCGGGGTTTCCGAAGGCTAATCTGAGGTTGTGGGGACTGCTACAAGTGTTCTCAAAAGCTACCATAATGGCGGGGTGGACACCTGGGGTTTCTTCGGTCAGAATCAGCATATGTTCTGCGTGCCATCCTTGGGCCTTGGTGGCACTCTGCTCCTCTGCTCCAACGCCTGTCCCGAAGGCGGTTGCTCCCCATATCTCACGGTCCTCTACAGCGGGCTTCATTCGTATCACTCCAGAGGCCAAAAGCTCTGCCTGTGGGAAGCTTCTTTGAAACTGTGGCCAGAGGCTTCCAATCTCCTTCCAGAGGTGCTTGGTTAGCTGGTTCAACTTCGGGGCTACAGTGACCACTATGGAGTCCTCGTAGACGGCCAGAAACCACAGCACGATACAAGCTCCTAGGAAGGTCTTACCAGTGCCTGTCCCCGACTCAACTCCAACGTCTTTCCAGTCTGCTAGCTCCCTGCAAACAAGTGCTAGCGGATCGGCGTCGCCGTCCCACTTATGGTCTTCGTACCCTTCATTGAGGGACCAGGCTAGAGTGTGTTCTGGAACCCCAAGTTTGTCCCTCATCCAGCCTATCGGATCGTGCTGGTATTGGGTATGGGCTATGACCTCTTCAGTGTGGCCAAAAGACTTGTACTCATCTAGGACGGCATGGGTCCTTAGGCGGTCAGGATTTAAGCTTTCGGGCGAGAAGGGAAAGCCACTCATCGCGTATCACTTTTAGCTGGGACTCATCGACGATATAGCGTTCTATAACGGCAAAGAAGTCGTTCAACAATTCGGAGTCCACAACCACTCCATCTCGCTTCTCTCCGACACTGTATTTGGCAAGCTTATCGAAGATGCTGATTAGGTCCCTGGTATCGGCTTCGGGGTCTGCCATTATCTCTAGCAATCGCACCCTTGCTGTCTCGAGATCTAACCTGAAGGCTTCGCGGATATTCTTGGTTAGAGTGCCACCCCCAGAATTGCCTGGATTTCCGCGTTGTAACGCCCCGCCGTGAGGCTGACGTATAAGCTCAACTTCCTGCTGGATTACGCCCTTCTTTTTCGCTCTTGGACTCATTATCACCTCTGTTTTTCGTGGAATGGCTTACCTAAGCCATTTCGTATTCCATATAATGTACATTATCGGAAGTTGCCGAAGGCACCGAAGTTTCCACTCTCACTCTTTTAAAAATAGCTCTTAGACTGCACCGATATTCCTAATCAAAATCAGCACGTCATCGACCGTAAATCCACGTTTCCCGCTAGGCTCAAGATCCTCAAAATCTGAGACATCCAGATTATGATCATCGGCTAGTCTAGCAGACACGATACTCGCGAAGTTTACAGACATCTCAACAGCATCATTATCACTCACTAAATTCTCCTCTGAATCCCCTGTGTAGAACATCGGCGGGCAGGACTCAACTCTGCCGTAGGAATAATCTGCTCGAGCATCCTTCAGCCCAGCACTGTTTGCACACTCCAAAATTCTGGAAACCATGTCCTCGACTGGTCCTAGTCCATTGCCTGTAATTTTGATCTCGATTCTCATTGCACATCTCCTAATGCTGGGGGTGACCAATTCGTCAAAACTGGATTTCGCTTTACTGTCTTCACGCCTGTGTCCTCTTCCCATCTCGCATCAGCTATCCAGCGGAACAAGTGGGACCCTTTGAAATTCTCATCCAAGCTAGCAACGTAGGCTATGATACCTTCGACTATTTCCTGGTGGCTGACATCTCCAGAGATTGCCTTCTTATATTCTGCGAAGGCCTTAGCTTTTGGTCCACGTCTATGAAGGCTCCAGACCTCTTCAAATTCCTTGGTGTAGGAAGGCACTTTTCTCTTCTTTGTCTTTGCCTCTTTCTCTGTCTCTCTCTCTGTCTCTGGTATAGCATCCTGCAAGCTATCTGCTAGCACCTCGCTAGCACTCTCTTCGTCAATCTCTATAAAGCCTTGGTCTGCAAGCTCTTGCAGAAGTGACTGCATCTTGGAATTTTCCCGCCGTAATCGGAAGGCTAAATCTCCAAGCTCTTGGTCAATCGTGCCGTCCTCATTGTCGCTAGCAACTAGCCACAATTCTACTAGCAACTTGCTAGCACCTTGCGAGCAGTCAAACCACTGTCGGTTCTCGAGTAGCTCACGGTGTAGCTTAATCCAGGGCGGACGCCGATTCTGGTAGTGTTGAAATTTGCTCCAGTTTTTGATGCTGATTTTCATTTAATCTCCTAGAAAGATGTGAGTTGTGGCTTCGGTGCTTCAGTGTTCTAGGCACGTTCGGCGATCTTCGCACCAGATTCTCTAGTCAAAGCTGGCCACCTGGGCCACGCTAAAAAGATACCACTTCAAAAACTAAATTTACAGCAGGGCTTGACATCTAGGGGCTGTGGCCCGATACTCTCTCAGCGATAGTAATTAATTAACGCCTTAGCAGGAGATTTAAAAATGGAAAATTTCGCCCTCGACATCATCTACTTGGGGACCCTAATCCTCTTCCCTTCCTACCTTCTCTTTTCGGATCTGACCCACGACTACTTCGCTGGACGCAAGGTCAAGAAGCTGGGCTTTGACTTGGCTTCCGATGGCAAGGGAAGCTACCAACTCCGAAGCAATGCTGACCTCTGGTACACGAGTCGCAACGTGGACTTCCTGGTGTCCGAAGCGGAACGCCTGAGTGCTGACAAATTTTGGAGCAAGTATGTGAGGGAGGGGCGTCCAGGCAAAGCCCCCTCTTACGGTTTCTGCTACAGTGTTAAAGACGCCGTCCGCCAAAAACAATCAAATGAGCCACTGAACATCGATCCCAAGGCCAGGTGGAGAATCGGCGGACGCAGAGGGATTCACACAGAGTATTGCGTGAACGAAGCGATTCTTTCCGCTCACTCTGACTTCGACTGGTGCGTCTGCCCCGACGGCCCAGAAGGGCTTCCGCTGGACCAACTGTCGAAACGCCCGCAAGGGCGTCCAGGTGCTGGTGGCTCCAGCCCTGCTGAAGAGACAAGCCAAAACTT